CATTATCTGAAGAGGATGAAATGATTGACGAAGTTGAGATGGAAGAAGGTTCGAAAATGGAAAAAGGGTCAGAAATGGCTGAACAGGAAATGGAACTAGACATCGAAGACTTAGAGGACGAAATGGATGACATGGAGTCTGATGAATCAGAAATGGAAGACGAAGGCGAGGAAATGGACATGGAAGACGTAGAAGATATGTTGGGAATGGACTTACCTGGTGATGAGTTGGAAGTTGATGATGAAGAAGAGGTTCTCTTGCCTCTTGATTTAACGGGAGCATCTGACGAGGAAATCTTAAAGGTTTTCAAGGCTATGGGTGAAGAAGACGGAATCATTATCTCTCAAGATGGTGACGAAGTTACACTTAAAGATGATGGAGCTGACGTTGAATACAAAATCCAAATGGAATCTGAAGAAGAAGTTGAAATGGACATGGACGAAGTCGTTTACGAAATTGAAATGGAAGAAGAAGATGATGATATGGATGAAGAATATAAAGAAGGATATCAGAAAGAAGAGATGGAAGAAGGTCAAGGTTATGATGACAAAGAAGACGAAAGAGAAGGAATGAAGCACGGTAAGATGGCTAAAAAGGATTTAGATTCTGAAAAAGCAAGAAGAGACGATGCACATTTCGAAACTCGTGAATCTGAAATGTCTGAAGAAATGGAAGGTGAAGCTATTGAAGGTATGGTGAGAAGTCACGCTGCTGGACAGAAAGCATCGTCTGACAAATCTAAAGGTTTACCAAGACCACATTCAGTTCCTAACAAAGCTCGTTTAGGTGAATCTGCACAAAAAGAAATTCAACAACTTAGAGAAAAGAATGAAGAGTACCGTAAGGCACTTAACATCTTCAAAGAGAAATTGAACGAAGTTGCGGTATTCAACGCTAACTTGGCTTACGCGACTCGATTGTTTACTGAAAATACAACAACGAAGCAAGAGAAAATCAACATCCTTAGAAGATTCGATTCAGTAGAAACATTGAAAGAATCTCAAAACTTGTATAAGACTTTGAAAGAAGAATTCGGAAGCAAGGAAGCTAATACAATTTCAGAATCAGTTTCTGAGAAAGTATCTAAGAGTCCAGTTAAAGGTTCATCTGCAAATCTTATCGAGAACAAAACGTATGAAAATCCTCAGTTCATGAGAATGAAGGATTTGATGACGAAAATAATTAAATAAACAAATTCCTTAAATAGTATTAAAAATGGGAGCATTATTAGAATCAGGTCTTGTAGGTAACATCGGTCTTAAGCACTTAAAAGTTATCAAAGAAGACACAATCAACAAATGGGACAAACTAGGTTTCTTGGACGGTTTGAAAGGTCACTTAAAAGAAAACGTGGCACAATTGTACGAAAACCAAGCGTCTCACTTAATTAACGAAGCGGCAAACGCTTCTGACTCAGGTTCATTCGAAACTGTAGTCTTTCCTATCGTTAGAAGAGTATTCTCTAAATTATTAGCTAACGATATCGTATCAGTACAAGCTATGAACTTACCAATCGGTAAATTGTTCTACTTCGTACCTAAAATTCAGAACAGAAATTCTGATGGTACTCACGTAGCACCATTCGGAGCACCAGGTGGTCCTTCAACAACGGACTCTAACTACGGAGCAAACGATAAAAACTTGTATGACCGTTTCTATGAAGGGTCAACTCCAAATTCTGACCCAGCTGGTCTTTTCGATTACTCGAAAGGTGCTTACTCAGCAATTACTGACGAATTGGTAGCAGTAATTTGGACAGGTGGTACAATGCAAGCTAAAGGTCAAGATGTTGCTTTAGGTATGGCAGTAAACGGTAACGTTACTGGAATCGCATCAGGTAACGTTAGAAGTTTGATTTTCGCAATGTCAGGTTTCTCTTCTGCAGGTGCTGGTAAATTAATCGGTCCTGATGGTCAGGAAATGGATAATGAAGACTTCTTGGCTTCATTGGAAATCTATGAAGGTTCTGACTACTATAACTTCAGAGTTGTTACTCAGAAGTATGGTAAAGGTATCGTTGCGTATGGTTCAGAACAACCAACAACTTTCCCAGTAGACGGTCCAGGTGGTAAATACGATGATATCTGTGACCAAACAGGTGTTATTTACTTAGAGGTAGACTTATCTACTCCTGCTGCTATCGGTTCAACTACATTAGATGGTTATACTGGTACTACAGTTGCTTCAGGTGATACATTCAATGCATCATGGAGAAGATACGAAACATTAGAATTCGAAGATAAAATCGGTGAGGTTTCTTTCGATTTGGAAGCAGTTACTGTTTCTGTAACAGAAAGAAAACTAAGAGCACAATGGTCTCCAGAATTGGCACAAGACGTTTCTGCATTCCACAACATCGACGCTGAAGCTGAATTGACAGCTTTATTGTCTGAGCAAGTGGCGGCAGAGATTGACCGTGAAATCTTAAGAGACTTGAGAAAAGGTGCGGCATGGTCATTGAGATGGGATTACAACGGTTGGAAGAGAGTTTCTAACGGTTCTGTAAACTACAATCAAAAAGATTGGAACCAAACATTGATTACTGCGATTAACCAAATCTCAGCTCAAATTCACAAATCAACATTAAGAGGTGGTGCTAACTGGATTGTAGTTTCTTCTGAAATTTCAGCAATCTTTGACGATTTAGAATACTTCCACGTATCTAACGCGGCACCAGACCAAGACCAATACAACATGGGTATTGAGAGAGTAGGTACGTTATCAGGTAGATATCAAGTTTACCGTGACCCTTACTTCCCACCAAACACAGTATTGTTAGGTCACAAAGGTTCATCTTTATTGGATACAGGTTACGTTTACGCACCATATGTACCATTACAGTTGACTCCAACAATGTATAACCCATTCAACTTTACACCAATCAAAGGTATCATGACTAGATACGCTAAGAAGATGGTGAACAACCGTTTCTACGGTAAGATTACAGTTGATGGTGTTAGAACTTTCGACTTGAGAGAATTGAGATAGTCAATTTCTTAATAGATAATAAGGAAGGGGACCATTCGGTCCCCTTTTTTTATGTCTTTATGTGAAGTGTATTTATTATGCAAAAAAAATGAGGAGTAAAAAAATTACTCCCCATCCCTAACTAAACTAAAAATTATTAGGCCTTTAAGGGCTTAATATACTAGGCCATTGTTTCATTTGACTCTCCTGAATCTTCAGGTTCTTGAGGTGTCTCAGTGGAGGAAGTAATAGTTCTGATTGCTTTTGAAACAGTCTCAGCTTCTTCCATACTAAAGATACCTCTAGTGTGAGCCGCTCTTGCGGCCTGAACAAGAATGTATATACCTTGGTCTGGTGTCATGTTGGTAATAAAGGTATTTAGGTCATCTACATTGTTGTAGTTGATGACATTAAATAATTGACCTAAAGGCTGTGGTCCTTGTGGTTCAGTTGTTTCTTCTTGGATTGGTTGTGTAACCTCTTCGTTGTTTTGAACTTCTTCTGACATGTTGTGTATTCTTTGTTTTGTCGATATTTATATTATATATAGTAAAAAATATACTATATTCAAGTTATGAGTAAATACATTTTAAGTGAGGATTTATCAGTATGGTTCGGGAAAAAGAAAAAGAAGAAGGGTTCTTCACAACCTAAGGGTCCTTGGGTAAATATATGTAAGAAGAAAAAGGGAGGTGGTCATCCCCCTTGTGGTAGAAAAGATGCCGATGAGGGTGGATACCCTGTATGTCGAGGTGCTGGTGTTGCGGGAAAGATGTCTCAATCAGAGAAAGACTCTGCATGTCGTAGAAAGAGAGAAAAAGAAAAGAAAGACCCCCAAACGGGTAAAGGTCAAAAGCCAACACGTATTAAAGTTAAGAACTACAAAAAAGAGTCGATAGATACTAATATGATTCAGAATATTTTACAAGAGTATATCAGTACTAAATCTATGATATCTGAAAACTTACAATATCATATTGATAATAATGTTAGTTTGACTGAAAACGCGTTTAGACATGGTAGTCCAAAGTATTTTGAGGTTATCAATGAAGCTCGTGAACTATATAAGAAAGGTTTTGGTGAGTGGTCTGAGGAAGATATCGAATTATTAGAATCGGAAAGAGGTAAATTCTTCATCTATGAAGGTGAGAGGTTACCTTTAGATTTTCCTATGGTAAATGAACAGGCATTTAGTTGGGACGGAACATATGCCAATGAAATTGATGAACAAGGTGCGGACACGTCTTGGTCAAAAGATGAGGATAAAATAACTCTTCAAGATATTTTAGAACTTACAAAAGATATTAAAATTATAAACTTCCCTACTAAAAAATTAGCTAATATTGTTCTAAACTGGAATGATAATCCTGAGGAAATAGAAAGAATTAGTCAAGTAGAAATCTCATCTCAATACCCTATTTTAATTATGGTAGATGAAAACGGTAAAATTCAATGGATATTAGACGGAAATCATAGAGCACAAAAAGCATTAAGGTCTAATTCAGAAACAATACCAGCAAAACTTATTAAACCATCGAATCTTAATCCTAAATCTAAAAAAATATTTGGTTTATCTGAAGCCGAGTATAAGGGTAAAAAGGTTGAACTTAACAAACCTAAATCAGGTGGACCTAAAAAGTGGTATGTTTATGTCCGTAACCCAAAGACGGGTAAGATTAAAAAGGTAAGTTACGGTTCTCCTGTTATGACGGCTAAGTGGAATGACCCCGCAGCTCGTAAATCATTTGCGGCAAGACATCAGTGTGAGAAAAAGAAAGATAAAACTAAGGCCGGATATTGGGCGTGTAGAGCCCATAAAGATTTTGGTAAGAATGTTCCAGGAAGATTTTGGTAATGGTATATAATCAAGAAAATATTAGTAAGTATAAGTTCAAAAGAGTGTTCACTGAAAATGTGGACTCTGAGGAATTGATATGGCATAGAGACAGAAGTGACCGTCAGGTTTTTGTTGAAGAGAGTAACGGTTGGATGTTGCAAATGGACGAAGAACTACCTCAGGTCTTGCAGGAAGGACAAACATACTTCATTCCTAAGATGGTATATCATAGAGTGATTAAAGGGACTGGTGACCTTAAAATAACTATTGATGAGGGGTTTGATAAATTTAGAGTCCCTAAAGTAGTTAGAGAATCGGTTAAGAAGAACTTATATAGACTTAAAAAATCAGGTGTTGATATGAAAATTGCCCATACACTTTTGGAAAGTCAGTATGTTTCAAGAGAGGTATTAGAGAAAATCAAATCTTTTTGTGATAAGTCTTATATTACAGAAAGCAGAAACCCCCAAAATGATAAGGACAATATTACTTATCTATCTTATGGGGGTCTTAAAGGTTACGAGTGGGTAATCAACTCGTTAGTTCGTTAATTAAAAGAAGGTGTAGTACTTAGAGGTCTCGGTGTAATCATATAGTCAGGACTATATGCTTCAGGCATAGATTCATAAATATAATCCATAGCTCTTTCTACGGAACTTGCACTTACTTCCATGATGACTTTATTATCCTTCTTATGCTTCAACTGATAGGTTGTAGAG